TTCGCCGCCTTCTTTGTAAACAGGAATGGGATGCTATTGTGACGGTTGGTGAAAAAGACTGGGGCTATCTAAATACTTTACCTAGTTTCTTTAGACGGCGCTGGATTCATCTTGATATAGTTCCAACAGCAGATGAATTATTAATTGCAGTACAGAATGTGTATTATGGATATACGGCATCAGATACTGAACTTATTTCTATTTTTACGCCGACTCATAATTCGCGAGAGTTTATTCTTCAAACTGCTGCAAGTGTTCAATTACAAACTTTGCAAAATTGGGAATGGGTTATAGTAGATGATGGTTCACAAGATGATACTGTTGCTCTTCTAGAGATGTTACAGGATCCTAGAATCAGAATCTTTAAATTTCCAAAGGTTGGACGTATTGGTTATTTAAAAGGAGCCGCCACTTCACTCTGCCGTGGAAAATATTTAGTTGAACTAGACCATGACGATTTTTTAACGCTGAATGCGCTAGCTAGAATTCAAGAAGAATTTGAAGCTCGACCGGAAGTCGGGATGGTTTATTCAAATTGCGCTGAATGGTGGCAGTATACCGCTAACTCACATACCTACTCTGCAGAATACTGGAAATATCGTGATACTAAATGGAATGGTCTAACTTTAAAAGAAGGTGTGGCAAATAATGTAATGGGAAAATGTAAATTGGAATATGGCGAAGACTGGGTAATCAATAATATGCCAATCTGTCCAAATCACGTACGTGCATTTAGAGCAACGGTCTTAAAAGAAATTGGAGGATATCGCAATCTTGTATGGGCAGATGATTATGATATAATGATTAGAATGTTCTTGGCTAGTCGTATCCATCATATTGACGAAATGCTTTATATTCAGAGATTTGGCACAAATACTTGGACTAAACATGCAGAGATCCTATGGCCGTGTTTTGCAAAAATCCGTGAACAATATGCTGCTGCTCTTAATATTAGATTTAATGAACTTTCTACGATCTAGGCATAGCATACACCTATTTTTATAAACTTAATAACATATCTATTAATTTCTGTTGTGGACTGCAGTCAACTTTTCCCTTCAAAACGTTGGTGTGAGTCCACATTCCCGGTTTTTTTGAACACATAGCTACATCCATAACATTAAACGCCTCTGCACCTTTTTCTTTTATTAATTCAACCAGTCCTTTTCTTGGGTCTATACTATCTCTGTTGGCAATAAACAGAATCAACTCTTTTAGGCTCTCTAACTGCTTGTCAGAATACCTGTGCCAGTGCTGAAATCCGCGAAATGCTTTATCGAGTTTTACTGTCTGCTCCTCTGGTACAGCAATGTTGACATAGTTCTTTCCCTTCACAACCTGACCAAAATTACATATCTCAATGCCTACTGAATTTCTGTGCATTAGGCTATTTCCAGTACCAAGATGCCAGCCGTAATTTCCTGATGGAAATGCCTGTGCAATTACCCCATCATAAATATGTTCTTTCTTCTTTATATTCTGACCACCTAACACAAATTCAGTTGCTATCTGTCCCCTCGTATCTCTATTCCATCCATCTATTGTACCCATTGGATTGTCCCACCCTGCTGTGTGGTGCAGGAATATCCACTCTTTCTTACCACTACCAACAAGGTACTGTGCCTTGTCCATGAAGTGTTCTTTGATTTGTATTTTTTGTGTCATCATACTTTATTTTTTTTAATTCATGGGATTATTTATCAAAGTTGACTAAAACAAGGATCTGCCACTAATCCAAATGATGGATATGTTATAGGATCTGCAACTGATGGAGAATTTTTAGCTATGCCATTTGGTGATTGGTTTATGTATCTAATGCCAGAGTTGCCTCCTTTATCTGAGTTAGGAGTTAACACAAGTAATTGTCCTTTTCTTGTTAAACTACAGTCTGATACTTTTACAAATCTTGCTGTTTTTTCAAAATTGTCTTGAAAAGTAATTACAATTGCTGTACCTGCTACACTAGACTGTATTGTTGTTTTTTGTTTTGGACTTCCACTAAAAAATTTATTCATTGTTATTCCATTTCCAGCAGTTATAGTTGCTACAATCCCTGGAATTTTATCCATATTTATTAAGACTGCACCTTGTGAAAAAGTTAGGCCACCAGTAGTTGCTATAATCTTTCCAGCAATATATGTAAAAGTTCCACCTCTTTTTTCAACAGTACCAATAGTAATAGTTCCAGTAGTGTTAATTGTTAAGTTATTTACAATCCTAGTAGTAGCTTGAAAAGCCCAAGATCCTGTTCCATTTAAAATAAAATTTGTTGTTCCTGTGATAAATTTATTAGTAGTGGAAGCTATTAAACTACCACCAATAGTTAATGTATTATTATTAATTGTTATACCACTTGTTCCGCCAGCAGTAAGAGTAAAGCCACCTATAATAGTCCAATTATCAGCTAATGTAATAACAGCACCACTAGCTAATGGAACGCAAAATAATGCATTAGGCCATATAACACCATTTGATGTGATTGTTCCTGTAGCAGTGAGTGATAATGTATTAATTCCTGCAATAGTCATTGCAGCAACAAGTGTAACACTACCACCAACGCTTAAAGTATTATTCATAGTTAATGTGTTGGTGTAGTTTGTAAAATCTATGGATGTGCAAGCAGCAGCAACATTGACAGTTAATTGACCTGAGGTGACAGCTGCAAATACATTGTCACCAAGTACAGGTACTATGCCTTCCATCCACGTTGCAGTAGCATTCCAATTACCTCCTCCAGCTGCTATTGTTCTAACTGCCATTGTTTAATAGTCTCCTGCAAATGCACATGCATCAAATTGATCTCCAACACCAGTGTATATTGATTGTACAACAGACATGATTTGACCACTTAACATAATGATGGGTTGATCAAAAGTAAAAATTGAAGTTGCTCCAACTACTGTAATTGATCGAGTTGCTGTTGCTGTTGCTACTTCTCCTATAAGTCTATGATTGGTTCCATTAGTGTCAGAAAGAAATATTCTGTGTACCAATGCAGCTGTTATACCTGCTGTTACTTGAGAATTTCTAAATCTTACTCCATCTACTCTAGCACCAGCTGCTCCTGCAGTTACTAAAGTTACTAATGTGCCTGATCCATCAGATGCTGTGTTTGCTGCTGCAATTCTTGCTGGTTTGGTGTTTCCTTGAAGGACAAATATTGGTGTGGTGTTTGCTGGCATTGTTTATTGGTTTTGTATGGTGTTAATGTATTCTGTTAGTTCTTGATTTGTGCTTTGTGTAATTGTAATTGTCATCATGTTGTTAGTAACAGTTCTTACAATTTTAATTTGTTGAATGCCTATTGCAGTTGATGCAAATGTGGTTTCAAAACTCTCATATGTTCCATCATGCATGTCTTCACAAGCACAAGTGTAAGTTGTTGGACTGTCTTTGCTTTTAATTATATATCCGTCTGGAGCTAGGTATGTCATCATCTTATGTAAAATTATAATAGTTAAATAGATTTGTTGCTGAAGAAACTGCAGTAGCTGTTGAAGCATTTAAAATATTTGTACTAAGTGATAAATTTGTACCAATTTTAATCTCCTCCATTACGCCAGAGCCTGCAGTATACCTACCAATTAATCTACTTGAGTTCATTGAAGTTGAAATGTCAGGTATTACACCTCCGCTTGATGTTATGGGTAAGGTTGCGGTTACGTTTGTGACAGTTCCACTACCTTGTGGTCCTTGAGCACCCTGTGCTCCAGTAGTACCCTGTGGTCCTTGATCACCCTGAGCTCCAGTAGCTCCAGTAGAACCAGTAGCTCCAGTAGAACCTTGAGGCCCTTGAGCACCCTGTGCTCCAGTAGAACCTTGAGTACCTTGTGGTCCTTGTGTAC